ACGATCTCTGGGTATCCGCCGAGCTGGCCAACAAAGCCGACGCCGTCCACACGCACCCCGCCACGGACATCACCGGCCTATCCGCTTTCATCGTCGCATCGGCCCCCGGCCTCAGCATCAACACCACGGTCCGCACCGGCGACGGCACCGCGACCACATTCCTTATCGACGGCCTTGCAGGCAACGACCCCGAGCATGTCCTCGTCGCCCTCAATGGCGTAACCCAGACCCCCACCTCCGACTACACGGTGAGCGAAGCCAGCGGCACGATCACATTCGACGCCGCTCCCGCAGTCGGCACCCAGATCGCCGCCACCGCCCTCGGCCTCCGCAGCGTCCAGCCGCCCATTGACCCGACCCTCTATCTCTTCGCATTTGCCAATAGCACCGACGGCCTCACGACCTACAGCGGGCGCTTGCTCAATGCCAACCGCCCCGCTTTACCAGCCCTGCCCGACACCGCCACATCGTGGACCGTCCGCCGCTCCACGACCGACGCCGCCGGGCGCGTCCTCGCAGTCGCCACCGCCACCGGATCGTGGCTCAACCGGGAGACTCTCGCTTACTAATGACAACGATCACCGAGAGCAACCTAACCCAGCAACTCGATCTCTCGAGCTTCGACCTCACTCTGCCAGGCATCGTTGTCGAATATCCCACGCGCTCCAATTTTCCCAGCACCGGCAAATCCGACCGCCTCTACATGGCCCTCGACGAAGGCATGCCCTACCGCTGGTCGCCCTCCGCGAGCAGTTACGCCCTCATGATCCCGATCATCGATTGCGGCAGTTTTTGACAATCTCCCTACCACGAACACCCAACCAAAACCAACAACACCCTAATTAGCCATGCCCAATCCAATCATTCGCGTAAAAAGAGGTTCCGGTAGTCCGGTTTCTCTTCAAGTCGGGGAAGTCGCCTTCGACTCCACAAACAAGAGTTTTTTCATCGGAACCGCTGAAGGCGTTTTGCCAATAGCGGGCGAGCACATCTTCGCAAAGAAGACCTTCGTTTCCGACGCCGTAGCAGCAGAAGCCGCGCTTCGCAGCTCAGGCGACTCGACTCTCACCTCCTCGCTGAATTCGGAAATTTCACGGGCACAAAGTGCTGAAAGTGGCATCGCCGCGAACCTCGCAACTGAGATCACAGACCGCGCCGCAGCGATCAGCTCAGAAGCTTCCGCTCGTAGCTCCGCTGACACAACCCTCGATGGAAAGATCACAACGGAAAAAAATCGCGTTGACGCGATCCTCTCCGCTTCCCAGGCTGATAAGGATAGCTTCGCCGAGATCGTCACATTGATCAATTCGGTCGACACGACCAACGATTCCGCATTTGCTGGATACGTCTCGAGCAACAACGCAGCCCTCGCTTCCGAAGTTTCGAGCCGCACCAGTGCAGACACAGCTCTCGGTGGCCGCATCGACACCGTGGAGTCCGCCGCAACAGCACTCGCCACCCGCGTCACAGCAGCAGAGGCAGACATCAACACCGAAGAGTCCGCACGCGCAGCCGCCGACACGACCCTTCAGTCGAACATCACCGCCGAAGCAAGCACACGCTCCAGCGCTGACACAACGCTGCAAAGCAACATCACCGCTGAAGCGACAACCCGCGCCAGCGCTGATACCAGCCTTCAGACGAACATCACAAGCGAGGCAACAGCCCGCGCCAGTGCAGACGACGCACTCGACGCACGTCTGGACAGCCTCGAGGCCAGCATAGATGGCGGAACTTACTAGTCCCTAAACCAACCAACCCCGGCGGGGCGCTCCATAGCGCCTCGCCACGCGGGGGTCTCCGCGAAATAAACAAGCCACATGGCCACACAAATCATACCCAAAAAATCCTCAATCGCCGGTCGTATACCGACCAGCGACCAACTCGGCGTCGGAGAGATCCTCCAAAACCTCGCCGACCATTGCCTGTACAGCAAAGACGCAAGCGGCAATGTCTTCCGCATCGGCACTCGTCCGGTGCCCGATAAAGTCGAAGTCTTCGACATCATCGGCTCAAACCTTTTCTACGGCAAGCTCGCCTACGCCGACTTCCCAAACAGCGGGTCCATCTACGACAGCGCCCTCTGGGACGTCGCCCGCACCACCACCGACGCCGCAGGCGAAGTCACCGCAGAAGCCAGCGCCACCGGCGCGTGGTCAAACAAGCAAAACTTAACTTTCGCATGATTACGCCTCTTTACGGTCAGATGGGTGTCCTCAATCTAGGCGGCACAAAGCCTGTATGGCCAAATATCTCAGGCCTCCAGCTTTGGCTGGATGCGGCAGACGCCACAACGCTGTACGATGCCACATCCGGCGGGAATTTAGTTTCCACAGATGGAGCCACGGTCGCTCGTTGGCAGGATAAATCGGGCAACGGCAGACACATATCGCAAGGAACGGCGAATGCTAGGCCTGCCCTTAAAACAGGCATTAAAAATGCCAAAAACGTCATTCGATTTGATGGTGCAAATGATATCTTAAGTATAGCAAACTCAGCGATATCTCAAAGTATTGGAGTCTTAAATCTATTTGCCGTTTGCAGATCAACCAAAACACTGTCAGCAAGTTACTATCAAACAGTAATACATAATAGCATCGGAACGACAGCAGGTCCAGCACGTTCGTCGATTTATATAACAAATGCCATCGAGGGCGGGGGAAGGCGACTTGATACGGATTCATATCAATTTGTAAAGCAAGGCACTTTAGTAACAAACGAGTGGGTCCTTGCTGGCGCAAACTTTAAATATAACGCGGCTTCATTAACTGCGTATAAAAATGGAACAGGCGCCTCGCGCTCTCCTAGCTTTCAGACTGTTGGGACGACACCAAACACTCCATCTTTATTGTTTGGGATCGGTGGCTCCATTCCTGGACTAAGTGAATGGCTAACCGGAGATATCGCCGAAATCATCATCTACAACACGGCGCTCACAACTGCTCAACGTCAATCCGTGGAATCATACCTCAACGCAAAGTGGGCCATCTATTAAAATGAACAGATATTTTAAAACCACGGCGGCAAACTATGAATCCATCCGAACGGCGATGGATCTCGAATCTGGGTATCCCTCTAACGAGGCTGAGACATGGTTCACCCCAGCTCAAGACGCACCCAAAGACATTGGTGGGAATCTCCTCATTGCCGCCATGCCAGCCATAACCGCGCGCTTTATCGCCGCAGGCGCAGAAGAACTCTCCGAACAAGAATACAACCAACAAGTCACACCATGATCGAACAAGTATCCAACCCCGTCAAATTCGTCGCTTTTTTTACAGCTAATAAAACCGGCACAACAGGCTTAACCGTAACAGTTGATATTTACAACCCAAGCGGCAGCCAAATCGTCACCGGCGGCAGCGCCACCGCCATCGGCGGCGGGCTGTATAGCTACACGCTCTCGACCAACAACAGCGCCGAAGGAGAGTATGCCGCAATTTTCAAAACCACCGACTCAAATGTGGACTCTCAGCACATTCCCAGCCTTTGGGTGCTAGGCCGCGCCGGAGTGGAAAACCTCGACGCAGCGACCAGCACGCGCCTCGCTTCCTCGGGTTACACCGCGCCAAGCGCAGCGCCAACCGTTGCAGCAATCCGCGCCGAGATGGACAGCAACAGCACCAAGCTCGCCAACCTCGATGCTACCGTCTCCAGCCGCCTCGCGCCAAGCGGCACGCTGGCAACCGTCACCACACTGACCAACGCGCCAACCGTCCCCACCGCAGCCGCCATCGCCACACAGGTCCGCACGGAGCTGGCCACCGAACTCGCCCGAGTGGATGTCGCCACCAGCACACGCCTCGCCAGCAGCGCCTACAGCGCCGCGCCGACAACAGCACAAATCGCAACCGCCGTCGAAGGTAGCCTCCTCAACGAAGCAGACGGCCAAGCCGTCCTCAACGCCATCGTTGGGGCAATCGGAAACACCAACCTCAGCGAAGTTTCCATCGTCGCCGCAGTCCGCGCCGACCTCGAGCGTGTCGGTGGCAAAATCGACAGCATCCCGACCACAGCCGCACCGACAGCCGCCGCGAACGCGACCGCCGTGTGGAGCGCAGCCACGAAAGAAATCACCGGCGGAACGGTAACGACGCTCACTAACTCGCCATCCGTGCCGAGTGCGGCAAGCATCGCCTCGGCAACACGCACCGAGCTCGCCGTGGAGCTTGCTCGCGTGGACGTAGCGACAAGCACACGCCTCGCAGGCAGCGCCTACACAGCCCCTGCAAACTCAGACATCACGGCCATCAAAGCCAAAACGGATCTGCTCAACACGGACCGCCTTGCAAACGTGGCCACGACGGCCATCGTCGGCAACCTCATCGCCCAGGCGAACAGCTAATGAGCATGGAGAACCTCAAAACCGCAGCCACCGGCCTTATTGGCAGCGCCACCTCCCTCGGCGCTGCGGCGTACTCCCTCCTTCCGCATCTGGAAGCGGGGATGCGCCTCGCCAGCGTCACGGTCGGCCTCGCGGTCGGCCTCGCCACGCTCGTCAAAGTCGTCCGCGACCTCCGAAAATGAGACCCGCCAAAAATTGACACCCACCCTCAATATTATGGTCCTTCTTTTTAAAATCGTCGATTCGCTTTCCCAGAGCTCAACATGGCGTGGGCTTATCCTGCTCGCCACAGCGGCAGGCGTCCACATGGAGCCAGAGCTTCAGAACCAAATCGTGGCGACCGGGCTCGGTTTAGTCGGCCTCATCAACGTGATCCGCAAAGGAAAATGAGACCCCGCCGGATCGCGCTGTTGATGGTCCTCCTGTCTTTCGTATTCCTCGGCATGGCATTCCTGACCTCCTGCGTCAACGTGCCGATCCCGCCATTCGGGGACCGCATCGGAGAGCTGGGAAACCTTCAACTTGCCCTCTCCGCAAAATACATCCCCAACACGCCACCCGAATCCCCAGGCGAAACCAGCCATGCATTCGCGTGGTCAAAATACGGCGAAGCCAAACTCCTCCGCGACAAATGATCAAATGAACCTAGACGAAAGATCCGAGCGCAACCTCTCGACCCTCCACCCGGATATCTACGCCCGCGCCGCCTCCTTTATCCTTGCGGCCAAAAAGCTCGCCGCCCCGCTCGGCCTCGACGTCAAGTGCATCTGTGGCCTCCGAACATGGGCCGAGCAGGACGCCCTCTACGCCAAAGGCCGCACCACGCCCGGCCCTAGGGTCAGTAACGCCGCCGGTGGGGCCTCCATGCACAACTACTCGCTGGCCCTCGATGTCGCCGTATTTTCAAAAGACGGCAAGACCTACCACGGCGACCACGCATTCTATCGCGAGCTCGGACCCCTCGGCGAATCCCTCGGATTCGAGTGGGGAGGCCGTTGGAAATTCAACGACTCACCGCACTACCAACTCCGGCCGAAGTGGGCAACCGGCATGACCGAGCGCGACATGATCGCCACCCTCCGCTCCCGAGTATCCAAAAAAATTGACGTTTTGGCGTAGGGAAAAAAAGCCAAAAACGCAACGCCCGCGCAACGCTCTTGTAAGTTGCTAATAATCAGCACCCATTTTCCGATTCGTAATCGATAGGTCACGAGTTCGAGTCTCGTCGTCGGCTCTCCTCTCTACAGCCCCTCAAACCGCTTCAGCATTGGCTGTGCGGGTTTTCTCTGAATGCCTTTGAAACTTGTTGAAAGTTGCCCTAAATGGCTTAAAATGCCATTATGGACGCAACGGACGCAACACGACGCAACAGGCCGGTAATCACCATCCGCGAGGCCACGGTGCGTGGGCAACCCCGCCACGTTGTTTTTTCCCGAATCAACGGCAAAGAGAAACGCACGTTCTTTAATACCCGCCTCGAGGCACGCCTGCACCGCGATGCGCTGGCCGAGAAATTAGAGACCGGAGGCACGGACGCCTTCAAGGAATCCTCGGGGCTTTCAGTTGAGAAGGCATGGAAGGAATTTACCCTGGTGCGGATGCCGAAGCTCAAGGAGGGCAACCATACCCGACTCCTTAATTGGTGGTGGGGTCATTTTGTGGAGAAATACGGCACGATGGGTATTAATGACATCAAGCCGGTCCACATTGAGTCTTTTCTGTCTCGCCCAAGTTGGTGCGGGACTACGGCGCAACAGGGTTTCGTTTATCTTCGCCTAGTGTGGAACTGGCTTGTGCGCTACGAGCTCGCAGCGGTCAACCCTGTGCTGAAGATCGACTCGCCAAAGGCCGCGCCGGAGCACCACCTTTTGACCATGCCGCAAATTAAGCGCCTCCTCGCCCTTACGGAAAAAAACAACCGCCTCCGGGCTTGGCTCGTCCTTGGCTTGTTCGGAGGAATGCGAGTCTCGGAAATCGAACGATGTATGCCGAAGCACATTGAAGCGGAAGAGATATTTGTGCCATTTCGGAAATCCACCGACCCCAAGCCTCGCCCGAGATTCGTCCCGATCCAGCCGGCGCTACTTCGACACCTTCCGAAAAAATGGGACTGCCTAGAGGAAGGCTTTATCAAGCGAGACCGCACTGAGCTATGCACTCAAATGGGGTGGGCCGAGTGGCCGCAAAACTGCCTGAGACATACCTCGGCCTCCATGCACCGTGCCATGTGGCAGGACAGCAGCAAGACCGCTTACTTCCTTGGCCATTCATCCCCGCGCATGGTCGAAGAAAAGTATGCTAGGGGAGTTCGTCAAAGCGAAGCTAAAGCGTTTTGGGCTTTGTAAAGTAATTAAAGTAAGCAAGTTACCCCCCCCCCCCCCCCATCAGCCCCGCCTTTGTCTGGGTAAGTCTCTGGGCGCAAAGGGGCTTCGCTTGTTGTAAAGTCAATTATATTGCCTACCCAGCCTTCCGGAAGGTCTTCTTCTTGCGAATTGATGGCCCAGAAGCGGAATTCTCGGAGGCTGGACTGGTCACCGCACCAACAACCGTTTGGGCTTTTCCCTGCTCTGACTCTTTCATGGCTTGCACGGCGTGCGCAATGACGGCGCTCCGACTGCTCTTGGCTCTGCGGTCTTTTTTGTTGATATCAATGACCTGCTCTTCGACCCAATCGAAGAGGTCTTTTTCTAAGGATATGGTGAACTTGGAGACATTTTCGTTGTCTTTCATAAGACACCAGTAATACCGAGTATTCCAAATAGCAAATTTTCTTTTTAGAAACTTAAAAAGTATTTTCGTCCGTAGAGATAGCATTCATCGGCGTGTCAATATAAAAGTTGCGGTAGGTAAATGCCCCATTTGATTTTTTTTTAAACTTTTTCTTGCTGTAGCGGTATGACTAGTAATACGAGTATGACCATGCAAAGTGCATTTATGAAAACGAGTGTGAGTCTCCCAACGGAACTCATGGAATATCTGAGGTCTAAATCTGCAATGGAGGGGATCCCCCTTTCGCGGTTGGTCTCTCAAGCGGTGCGTGCGGCATTCAATGCTGAGAAGCGGAGGGCCTCCAAATGATCGACTCAACCGCCATGGCCGCTCGCCTCGGAGTGGCAAAATACACCATCGAGGAATGGGCTAGAAAAAGCCGCATCCCGGCATTTAAAGTTGGAAGATGGTGGAGGTTTGACGAAGCCGAAGTCACCAAGGCTCTCAAGCTCGACGGAAACGACCTCAGCCGCGCAATCGGGAGGGCCAAATGATCGACCTCCACGACCCAGCCGCCGTCTGCCGCTCGCTCGGCTATTTTCTGGATTTTCTCACCCTCACTGTGCCGGTCTTATCGCTGGCACTCATTGCCCGGAGGATCGCACGATGAGCGCCGCCGACTGGGACGCAATCCTTGCCAATCGCGACAAGGCCGAAGCCCTCCCTGAGTGCGATTGGACCACCGAGACACCAGAAACCGAAGCCGCCGTGAAAGCGTCCGGCTCAACATTCGGCATTCCGCTCCGCGAGACCAGCCGGCGCCTCGAGCGCCAACGCAACGGGCTCTATCAACTCCTCAACCGGAGGGCGACCCAATGAGCGACACCACCGCAATCGTATCGGCCTGCCTAATCATGATGTCGCTCTACACCACGTTTCACCTCGGGATCGAATGCGAGCGCGAAAGAGCACGCCAAGCCCGCCGCAAGAAATTCGACCAGGACAACAACGACTCGGCCAACCACGACGATTTTGACTGAGGCCCTCGTCACCTACCTTTCCGCGGCGCTCTTGTTCGCAGCTTACATCACGTGGCTCATGTCCGACGAGCACCAAGACTGATTTTCCCACCCAAAACAAAAAGTGGCCCCGCCGGACTGCAATCCGACGAGGCCGGTAGTTGAACCCTCGAAAAAAGGAAAAACCAAAAAATGAGTAACGAAATAGCGGTGATCCCGCAAGTGAAACCCTCCGCGCTGGCCGTCATGGCCGGACGCATCAATGTGGAGCCTTCAAAACTCCACAGCACCCTCAAAAACACCGTCTTCAAAGGCGCGACCGATGACGAACTCCTCGCCCTGGTGGTGACGGCGAACACCTACGAACTCAACCCGCTCCTCAAAGAGCTCTACGCCTTCCCAAAAAAGGGCGGTGGTATCGCTCCCATGGTGGGCGTTGACGGTTGGATCAAGATCGCCAACCGCCAACCGAACTTTGACGGAATGGACGTCGAGGTCTATGGAGACGGCAAGACGCCGACTCACGCGACCGGCACCATCTACCTCAAGGACCGCTCGCACCCTGTCCGCGTGACTGAGTATTTTGAGGAGTGCAAGCGTGGCACCGAGCCTTGGAATCAAATGCCGCGCCGGATGCTTCGCAACAAGGCGATTATCCAATCCATCCGCCTCGCCTTTGGCGTGTCCGGTATTCATGACGAGGACGAAGCCAGAGACATTGGCGGTCGCCAGGCGCAAGCGCCAACCTACGAGAAGCCTGTTTTCAAGGCCCGCGTGATCGACCCCGAGGACAACATCCCCATGCTGCCAGATCCTCGCCTACTGGACGCCGTGCCAGCATTCACGCCCGACACGCCCCAGAAGCAACTGCAAGCCGCTATTGCCGACGCTGGCGTGCTTGAGGGCGCATTCATCAAGCAACTCAAGGTCATCGCCCCGGCGCTGATCGGTAAGGCCAAGCTCATCACCGAGCTTTCGGACGAGGCCGCTGAAAAGGCTCTCGCCGAGATCCACAGCATCATCGCCGAGGAGGTCGCCGAATGAGCGCCTTTATCGACTCACAGGAGGGCGTTTATTTTGACCTCGACGAGCAGACATATCGCGCCGCCACGGGGATCAACATCTCCGCGCTCAAGAATATCAACCGCAGCCCGGCGCACTACCTAGCCAAGCTCACGGAGGTGAGGCCCGAGCCCACCCCCGCGCTGGTATTTGGCACGCTCCTCCACCGCGCCGCCCTCGAGCCTCACAAGCTCGGCGGCAGCTTCGCGGTAAAGCCCGAGGGAATGAGCTTTGTCTCTAAGGAAGGCAAAGCATGGCGAGACGCGCAGACGCTCCCGATTATCACCGAGGAGCAAAACGTCGCCCTCGCCGGTGCCGCCGCATCCGTGGCAGCACACCCAGCCGCCGCAGCGATCCTAGCCGACGCCAAGCGCGAGGTGAGCGTTTTCCGCCACATTACTCGCAGCAACCCCGAAGGCCTCCTCCTCAAGGGCCGGCTGGATATTGTGGCAACCGACTCCCACGGCTCGACCACGATAGCAGACATCAAGACGACCGAAGACGCCTCCCCCGAAGCGTTTTCCAAGACCATCGCGCAATACGGCTACGCGCAACAAGCCGCCCACTACCTCGACTTACTTGGAGCCACCCACTTCGTTTTTATCGCGGTGGAAAAAACGGCACCCTACGCCGTGGGCGTTTATTGCCTCGACCCTGCCAGCGTTGCCATGGGCCGCGAGCGCAACCTCCGCAACCTCGATCTCCTCGAGTCCTGCCAATCCTCCGGTCACTGGCCGGCCTACTCCTCCGAAATCGAAACCATCAGCCTGCCCGCCTGGGCGAAGTAATCATGATTAAAGCCAACATCAACGTCACAAAAATCGATAAGTCCCACCTCCACAAGGGAGAAAAGGGAACCTACCTCGGCCTCACCTTCATGGACAACCGAGACGGAACCGACCAATACGGCAACGATGGGTTCGTTGTCCAAGACATCCCACAAGCCGCCCGCGAATCCGGCGAACGTGGACCCATCGTCGGTAACTGGAAGACGCTCAAGCCAAAAGCCCAAGCGCCTGCACCTAAACCGCAACCCAAACAACTCGACGAAGACGGCGACGAAATCCCGTTCTGAGCATTTCCTCGCTGAATAAGCAGGGGATCAAGGGGGGCCGCGCAATCCCAAAAAACGCGGAATTTTTAAAGCAAAAACCAAAAAACGAGAAATAATGAAACCAACAACTGAAAATGTAACCATCAAAGCGCCAAATATCGTAAAAGCACGATTTAAGATCCAAGGCACTGCACCATATATCCAGCTCCGCTTTAGTGAAAAAGCAATCAACACAATGATTGAGAAGCACAAGCTCGGAAGCCAAGTCAACAAGAAGAAAGCCAAGGAGGCCCGAGACTTTGATGCTGACTTTTTAGCGGCAAAGCACGTCAGCAGTGAGGGATGGGAAGGCATTCCCGCCGGAGCATTCCGAAACGGGCTAATTGATGCATGCCGATTGGTAGGGTTTAAGATGACACTAGCCAAGCTCTCGATTTTTGTTGAGGGCGATGGATTCGACAAGGTGGATGCCGTCCCGCTGATTAAAATCAACGGAGTATCTGAACCCCACATTATGCACGCTCGAAATGCTACAGGGGTTTGCGACATCCGAGTGCGTGCTAAATTCTGGCCTTGGTCGGCTGACATTAATATCAGCTATGATTACGACCAGTTTACCTCCACCGACGTCGCCAACCTGCTTCAGAGAGTCGGGCAACAAGTCGGGATCGGAGAAGGTCGCCCATACTCCAAGATGTCAGCCGGAATGGGCTGGGGCACGTTTACACTAGCCACCGAATAATATGGATTTCGCCACGGCGACAACACAACCCGCAGCGGATTCCGTGGAATCCGACTGCAACCCTACGCAGGCTAGGCGAGGCAAGGCGGGGCAAGGCACGGCAAGGCAGGCCTGGCGCGGCACGGCCAGGCGTGGCGCGGCAGGGCGAGGCGTGGCAGGCGAGGCATGGCAAGGCGAGGCGCGGCACGGCTTGGCAGGCAAGGCACAAACCGCAGCGATAGAGCGGGGTATAAGTGGATCGCAAACATCAAACAAAAATAGAAAATGAAACTGATCAAACAAGAAAACGAGATCGAATCCAAAAACGATGAGATCAAAAAACAGTTGGAGGCAATCGCGAATCGTCCGGCAGGACTCAACCCGCGAACGCTCCTAACGGAAGCAGCTAACCCACAAAGCAGCTTACACAAATACTTTGAGTGGGACGACACCGAAGCCGCTCTCAAGTGGCGGGAAGCCCAAGCTTACGATCTTATTCGCAGGATCAAGGTGGAGGTCACGACATCAGAACAGAAAACGCTTACGGTCCGCGCGTTCTGGCCTATTAAACACGTCGAGGAAGACGGCACAATCGACGGAGCAAAGCGAGGGAGCTTTATGTTGGTATCAAATATCATGGATGACACAGAAGCAACCAGACAGGTCATCGAAAACGCAAAAAGCGAGCTGACAGCATTCCAAGTGAGATATTCAAAACTCGCTGAAATCTTTGAGTTTAACGGATTATTCAACGAAATCAAAAAGATCAAACTTAGTTAAATGTCATCTAGACCCACCCATGCTACCTGACATCACCCTCCGCCTGAGCATTTGCGCGAACGATTGCCCGATAGGGCCGCGCCTCGAGCGTGGCGTGCCGTTGCCTCCCTACCGGCACACCTACGCCCTCGATGAGCAACCCCAGGCGGAGGCGGATCTCGAACTCATCCGCGATTACGTCCAGCGGAACCATTTAAACAACAAAAGGAAGAAATGATCTTATCACCCGATTTTCCAGACCATTACAAAACGAAAATCCTGCTCAAGATGGCAGGCCACGCCGGCGTCTTTTCCCTCATCAAACTCTGGGCGCAATGCCAATTTAGGCGCACAGAACGGATCGAGAAGCCAGCCGAGATCGTGGCCGCGATAGCCGATTGGGAAGGTGACGCGGATCACCTCGAAACGGCGCTCATCGAAAGCGGATTCGCCAGGCGTGATGGGGACACCTTCATCCTCCATCAATGGGAGGACCAAAACAAGAAACTCTTCACCAGCTACGCCAACGGAAAAAAGGGCGGAAAGCCCAAAAGCGAGTCACCTAAAGCGTTGAAAAAGCCAGCCGCTTTAAAGCTCTAAAATACCTAACCCTAACCTAACCCTAACCTAAATGGAACCTAACGCTAACCTAAAGCAAACCCAGCACGCCCTAGATAGATAGATAGAATATCTATTCTATCGAATAGATAGCTGCGCTCTGGCTGACGCCAGCGCAGCTCAGACGGAAACCACCAAAAACATGAACCTCCGAAAATCCGATTTTTACTCTGCCACGACCCAGACGCAGACCGTTCCGCAAAACCTCTCCGCCGAGCAATCCGCAATCTCGATCATCCTCCAAGCCGATGACGTCCTCGACATGGCAAAGTGGGATCAAGACCTATTCCTCCAATCTGCCCACCGCACGATCCTCAAAGCGATCAAGGAAACCCGCGCCGCCGGGCGACAAGTGAACCTCTTCACAATCCAAGCCAAGCTCGAGGAGACCGGAAAGCTCGAGGAGATCGGTGGCGCCTCTGCCCTTTTCATCATCAAAGAGCATTACCCAGCACCGGACAGGGAGAGCGCTCTGGACTTCCGCAAGGATCTCATCAAGGCCCGACGCTACCGCCGAGCCATGCAGAAACTCCATGAGACCAAGGCCGACATCAGCCTCATGACGGCGGACCTATCCGACCTCGCCGCCACTCTCACCGATGACGATGACATTGACAACTCGGCACTTACCATAAAGAGCCAATGCGAAAACCTCATCACGTCACTCGAAAGCCTCACGCCGCCGGAACGCATTAAATCAAACATCCAAGAGCTCGATTATCTGCTCAACGGTGGGTTTGAACTTGGCACCGTGGCCGTGGCCGCTAGCGAAACCTCTGGAGGAAAGAGCATTTTCCTACTGCAAGCCGCCCTAAACGGAGCCATCGATCATCAGCCAGGCATTATATTCAGCCTTGAAATGACGGCCAGCTCAGTCATCTCCCGCATGGCAGCGTGCAAGTCCGGCCACCGCGTCGTGAGCGCTTACGACCACCCCACAGCGGAACAAATGCAGGGAATGGCCATCGGCATCCGAACCATCGCCCGACTCCCGATCACGGTCCACGACCAGATCACGACCATCGATGACATCGAGGTCGCCTGTCACCAAGGAGCCAAGGCCGGCATGAAGTGGATCGTGGTGGACTACATCCAACTCTGCACGGTCGGCAACTCATCGAAAGCCGAAACTCGCGAGCAACAAGTGAGCGAAGTCGTCCGCCGCCTCAAAATCCTCGCCCTTAAGCACAATATCGTTGTTTTTACCGCCTCACAAATGAATGACGGTGGCGAGCTCCGCGAGTCCCGCGCCGTTGGACACCATGCCGATTATGTGCTCCACATCGACCATGCCGACAAGGCCGCTCCGGTCATCCGAGTCATAAAAAACCGCAACGGAGAGCGCCACGTCTTCGCCCCTGTGAAAATGCGCGGGGACATCTCACGATTTGAAGGGCGCACGAAATGACAAGCGCCCCGATACCTCACGCCTGGCAGTCGCTCCAGATCGCCCACGGCCTCGACACCACGGAAGTCAACCCGCTCGAGCTTGGCCGGCCATTCCGTTTCACCGACGCGCAACGTGCCGCCATTCAACCCTACCTCGAAGCAGCAGGGCAGGGTGGAGCCGTCCTCATTATTGCCAGCCACTCACCGCATGACAACTGGCTGCACGCCGAGCCTGTCGCCCTCACCCAAGCCCACCGCAAATCCATCACCGCATCACTAACCAGAATCAAAAACAAAACCTTATGAAACTCTACATCGGCATAGACCCCGGACAAAACGGCGGCATCGCCTTTATCCCAACCACCGGACCCGCCTGGGCACACAAGATGCCGGAGACCGACCGCGACATCCTAGACCTCCTGCGTGACAGCGTTTGCATGGCCGAACCCGTCGCCGCCCTCGAGCTCGTCCACTCAAGCCCACAAATGGGCGTCAAGAGCGCATTCACATTCGGCCACGGATACGGAGGCCTCGAAATGGCCCTTGTAGCCCTTGCGATCCCTTTTCGCCATGTCCGCCCTCAAGCGTGGCAAAAAGCCCTAGGGTGCCTAACTGGGGGAAATAAGAACGTATCCAAGCGCCGAGCGCAGGAACTTTTCCCAAAGCTCAAGGTCACGCACGCCATAGCCGACGCCCTCCTAATCGCCGAGTTCAACCGCCTCACCCACCAATGAGGACGAAACGATACAAGCCCGGCAAGTGGGAAGAAATCGCCCAACCTCAAGACCTCGCCGCTGAACCGGTAGAGCAGACCCCCGAGGAGAAAGAGCGCCTGCTATTGCACTTCTACCGCAAACTACTCAACGCGATGATTTTTCAAGCCGTGGACGATGTGAGCAATGAGAGCGTTTACGCGCAATACAGCAACGCCCGCGACGCGGACATGAACATTACGAGCGCAGCGCACTTCCTCCGCTCCACCTTCTTTCCGAAACTTTGCGAGGCAATGCCGATCAAACTACCCGCGCAAGCCATCATCAATGAAGCATTTAAGCCACGCAAAAACAATTTGACCGACAGGAAAAAGCCCGCAACCTCATCAACGCCATGAACAACCCACCACCCGGATCTTATTGCACGGACATGGCCGCCGAAATCGATACGCCGCAAGAAACCCTGGCCGATGAGCTGGGCATTCCACTCAAGGCCGCCGGCCTTGTCATGGCTCACGTCGATACCGAGGTCCGCAAGAGCCAAGCCCTCATCCTCGCCAGGGTAATTGGATTGTTACTCAAAGCCTCGAACCTTCCGGCCATGGCGCACGCCATCGCATTTGCCTCCGGCCTAGACCAACTCAACGGTGCAAAATCCCAGGCAGAAGTGGCAAGAGAGCTAGGTGTAACGAGGGCGCTACTCAGCCATTACACGCTAGGCGTCCGCGATGTCCTTAGCGGAAAGGACAGCGCATTCGAATGCACCAAGTTCCGCAAGAGCCAAGCCAGCCGCGCAACATTCAAGGCCAAGGCAACCGACCCTTTCACCGCAGCAAAAGCCGCAGCAGTACAACGCTACAAAGCATCAACTAAACTAACAAAAAAATGCAACTAATCGACGCCACCATGTTCACGCTCCACGCGCTGAACCTACCCGCAACTCTCACACCCGCAGAGTGGACCGACATCCACCGCGACATCCTAACATGTAAGAAGGCCGCATCCAAGTGGCTTACGCAATCACGCGACTACGGCACCTCACGATGGGGCATAGAGTTCACAGCCGACACCGAGGCGCAGCTCGAGCTAGACCTCGGCCTCGCCCTACCTGAGGCCAAGCCAGCCCTCAACCCTGCCGACAAGACTAAGGCCATCGTGACCATCGAGGGTTTGTCTCAGTCATTTATCCTATGGCAAAGGAAGATGAGCGACGAGATCCAAGGATGGGACAAGGACCGGCTCAACCGCGCCCTCGAACTCCTCGAACCAATGGAGCGCGAAGCCAAGCGCGTCCGCGAACTCCTCGCCAAGGTATGAGGGGGGCTATAAGGAATCTTTTTAAGCCTGTGGATTCTAGCAGTTTGGGCGGACCCTCGGTGTTTTTGAGAGTGTTGCATAGTTTGACAGCGTTGCATAGGCGTGGGCGTCACGGAACTAAGCAACATTTTAGGAATCGACAAGTCGGTGGTCTCGCGCCTCGTCAAGAAAGGGATGCCGACCAACTCGGTGGACGCCGCCCAGGCGTGGAGGGAGACCAACGCCCCGCCCCGCGCCAAGCGTGGCCAACGAGGCGAGACCCCGCCCGCGCCGAAGAGAGTGCCGGCACCCGCACCGGAGGCGATGCCTTATGAGTCACCCCTAAAATCGGAAGCCACGCCAAAGGTGAAAGCCAAGCAAGTCGCCATTGAGTCCGCAAACACGCCAGAGCTATCGTTGCAAAGAGCGATCCAAGCAGAGGATGCCGCACACCAGAAGCGCAAGGAGATCGAGATCAACAATGGCAGCATCGAAGATTACCGAAAAGCAAACGCCGTTTATATCGCATCAAGAAACAACAGAGTTAAAGCGCAAAAAGACTTTGCAGACTGGCAACAATCGGAGCGCATCACGATCTACTCGGACAATGCTATCGAAATGTTTCAGCGTACACTTGGTGCTGGCCGGCAGTTGATAGACGTAATGCCAAAGACACTTGCCGCCCGCCTCGTCAACCAACCGCAAAAGGAGATCGAGCGAACACTTTTAGAATGGTGCTCAAGACTAATTGAAACAATGAGGGCGAACGTATGGCCAAAGCGGATCGAGGCGTAGCTACCGCCGTCGAAAACATCCTTGCCCCTCTCGACATTCGGACGGTGAACGAATGGTGCGAGGATGAGGTTGTTCTATCGGAGCGGCAAACCCAAATGCCTGGCAACTTCTCCACGCGCATGACGCCCTACCTACGCGAACCGCTTGAGTGCTTTGGCGATGTGGATGTCTCCGACCTTGTGCTCGTATTCGGAACGCAGACCGGCAAGACCACGATGGTGCAGGCTGGCACGGCATGGCGGATCGTCAACAAGCCGCAGCCCGTCGTTTGGGTCATGCCTACCGAAGGCCTCGCCCGATCCTTTTCCGAGACACGCTGGCTCCCGCTCTTTGAAGACAGCGCCACCCTCCGAGATCAGATCCCCAGCGACCGCCACAAATTCAAAAACCTCGAGCAGCATTTTTCGCGGTGCTCGCTTGTGTTCGTCGGGTCGAACTCCCCCGCGAATCTTGCCAGCCGTCCCGCCGGCCTCCTCTTGATGGATGAAGTTGACAAGTTCGCCAGGGAAACCGACTCCGAAACCTCCGCCCTTTTCCTAGCCGAGAACCGCACGAAGTCCTTTGTCGGTGCGCTCAGAGTCAAGACCTCCACACCCACTACGCCCGACGGCGCGATCTGGCAGGAGTTTTTGAAAGGCACGCAGGAAAAATTCATGCTCGCCTGTCCGCATTGCTCCGAGCGCATCGAGCTCCTCTGGGAGCAAGTGAAGTGGGATGCCACCGCCAAGGAAGACGGGAAATGGAACATGGCCCGCGTAGAGGAGTCCGCGCATTACCTCTGCCAACGGTGCAACGCAAAAATCAACGACGGCCAAAAAATGGAAATGCTCGCCGTGGGCAAATGGCAATCCACCAACCCCGCCGCCCAGCGTGGATTCCGATCCTTCCACCTAAACAGCCTTTACGCTCCCTGGCGATCCTGCACATTCGGCGCTCTTGCGATCAAGTTCCTGCGCGACAAGGGAACCATCAACGGCCTCCAAGATTTTACAAACTCCACCATGGCCATGCCGTGGGAGCAAATCGAGACCAGCATCGGCGAGACCAACATCCTCGCCCTGCGCGGAGACTACCTTCGCGGGACATGCCCCATCGAGCCCTCGCATATCGTCACTTGCGCGGACATTGGCCAGGACAAACAGCACTGGGTCACGGTCGCATTCGATGCCGTCGGCGCATCCTACGTCCTCGACTACGGAACCACCCTCGCCATCGAGGATCTCCTCGAAGACTCACCGCGCCGCAGCTACCGCACGCCATCCGGTGCCGAGGTCTCCCCCGAGTGCGGGCTGATGGATTCCGGCTTCGCCACCTTCCGAGTTTACACCGCCTGCCAAGCCTCCGGCGGATTCTGGCACGCAAGCAAGGGGTCCGGTGCCACATTCGGCACGAAGATTTCCCGCACCGTTCTTCCCGACTTCCCAGGCGTTGTCCTCTATACCTACGTGGACCACGCCATCAAGACCGAGCTATTCAGCGACCGCATCCGCAACGCGCACCCGCCGCTAAAGCTGCCGGCGGATTCCACGAACGAACTCTTCCGAGGCCTCGGAGGCCAGCGTCTCGTCCCGCGCAAGACCGCCAGCGGGACCGAGCTGATATGGAAATCCGTCGCACAAGATCACTACATGGACGCACTCAAACTCTGCCACATCGCTTGGCATGTTTTAAAAAACTGATTTTTGACTCCCTCGCAAAATCACTTCCCGCTTCGCCTCTGCTTTTAAGCACGCGCACCAATAGCGCCTGAATCGACAGGCTCACCCGCTTGATCACCGGGGACGGGACTTCTTTTTGACACCCCGCCGAGGACGTGACCGACAAAGACATTGCACGCGCTGGATACAAGGCGCTCTTAAAAGCCCAGGCGAAAACCAAAGCCGAGTTACTTGCAATGGCCTCCGCCCTCGAGAGTGGGATTGACGAGACGATCATCACCTCGCTTTCCACAGACGGCACCGGCACCTCGGCACAAATGAGCTCACTGAGCAAGACAGACCGCCTCGCCGTCATCATGGAAATTTATTCCGAAGGCAACGGAGCTCGATCACTTGGGACCATTGCCAGCTTTTCAAGTTTCACTTCGATGATTTGACATCCGCACGGAGGGCATGGCCTCCAAGCAGGAAATCAAAAAATCAAGATGGGGCGGCAAACGCGAAGGCTCCGGACGCAAACCCTCACCCAAAGCGTCAGCATTCGAGGCCGCGGATATCTCCCATCAACGCGGCCTCATCCTCATCGATACGGTTGACCCCAAGCGCGAACTCACCCCACGCACCCGCGAGCAACTCATCCGCAAGGCCCGCTGGCTTTACAATAATGTGCCCGAGGTCACCTACATCGTGGAGCATATCGCTCAACGCGCTATCGGAACTGGCATCGTTGCCAAGGCCCGCACCGCTGACACAGAGTGGAACCGCCTCGCCGAGCGTCATTTTGAAGATCGCGCCTGCGGAGAATCATGGGCCTTCGATGCGTCCGATTCCGTCAACTTCTACTCCTCCCAATCGCTCATCATTCGTCAGGTCGCCCTCGATGGTGACTTCTTCGCGCAAAAGCTAACGACCGCAACCGGAGGCGCACGCTTCCGATTCATCGGTGGCGAGCAAGTCGGCAGCACCGCAAGCTCAAGCGACCGCGCCTATGATGGCCTGCTCCTCGATCAATTCGGAGCGCCCATTTCCTACCGCGTCATCACCGACCGGGCAAATGGGAAGTTCGTGGACGTGCCCGTGGCCGACATGATGCACATGCGCCACGTCCGCCGCGTCGGCCAGCCCCGTGGCGTCTCATGGTTTCACAGCGCGATCATCCCCGCCCAGGATAAATCCGAAACCCGCGGATACGTTAAAGGCGCTTACAAGGCCGGATCTCAAATCGGCTTCACCATCACCAGCAACGAAGCGGTCAAGATCGGCCTCGGGGCAACGAAGATCACGAACCAAGACGGAGACGAGATCACCACCGACTCACTTTACAACGGCACTCTCATTCCTCGCCTCAAGCCCGGCGAGACCATCCAATCTTTTAAAAACGAAGCGCCCGGTGCCGCATTCGAGCCACTCATGCGAAGCTACTCCGAAGACATCGCCCGAGCGGTGGGAGTCCCGCCCGAGGCCATCATGCTCTTGACCGGATTGGCCGGCACAGAAATGCGCGGATTCATAGAGGTCGCACAGAATTTCCTCGAGCGCATCCAGCAGATGGTCATCGATCAGTTCTGTTTTCCCGCTTGGAAGTTCTGGATCTGGCAAGAGATCCAAGCCGGTCGCCTCCCTTACCCTGGCGACGATTGGTGGAGAGTAGAATGGGTCACCCCTCGCAAGATCACGGTGGACAATGGCCGCGACGGTCGCCTCTACGCTGACCTCCTCGACCGTGGCCTCATGTCATGGGAGCGCTATTGCAACATCCTCGGCCTCGATGCCGAAGCAGAGGAAGACGACATCATCCAGACATTCCAACGCCGCCAGCAGAAATGCGCCGCCCTCGGCCTTGATCTCAACGCCGTATTCCCAAGCAACCTCCGCAACCAAGCAACCTTTGCAGCCACCCAATCAACACAATGACAACCAACCCCACATTTTATGCTCTGGAAAAATCCGGCGACAACGAAACCACGGTCACCCTTTACGACGAAATCGGTGCTTTTGGCGCAGGCTCAAAGCAATTCCTCGGAGACATCGGCAAGCTCTCCGGTCAACACATCCACCTCCGTATTAATTCGCCCGGGGGTTCCGTGGTTGAAGGCACCGCGATTTACAACGCTCTCCGCCGGCACAAAGGAGGGGTGACCGTTCACATCGACGCGCTCGCCGCCTCGATGGCCTCCGTCATCGCCATGGCCGGCGCTCCCGTTCTCATTGCCGACAACGCACTCATGATGATCCATAATCCTTGGACCGTCAGCATGGGCGGCAGCGAAGACCTCCGCAAAGAAGCCGACCTCCTCGACATGCTCAAGGTCAATCTTCGCAACGCCTACGTCCGCAAGACAGGCCTCGGAGAAACCGAGATTCAAGACATGATGGACAAAGAAACATGGCTCGACGCCGTGGATGCCGTCGCCCTCGGATTTGCCGACGCCATCGAGGAGGGTGTCGCAGCAGCTGCAACAGCCACCCCCGAAAATCTCCGCGCCAGATTTGACAACTTCGCAAAGGGCATGAGCCAAAAAGCAGAGATCGAAGTTCCCGAAGCTGGAACCGTAGTCAGCGAGTCCATCGCCGCCGAGCCCATCCTCGAGGTCGAATCCTCCGAACCAACTCCAGCCGTAGAGCCAGAGCAACCGGTCACCGAGGAGATCGTCGTGGACGAACCACAAGCCAAGGCAAACATCGCCGATTCGATCCTTGCGAAATACAACGAACTCTCCGCGAAGCTCGACAGCGCCCTAGCCGAATCTTCCGCTTATAAAGCGAAGTTCGACACCGTCAGCCAAGACCTTGCCCGCCTCGAGCGTAGCCTCGGCCTCTCCGCCGCCCGCGTCGTTCCCATCATTTCCAATGCCGCACCGGAAGCCCTCGACCCCGTCGCTGAGTATCTCGCCGCCGTAGAGTCCGGCGACCGCAAGGCCGCATCCGCCCTTTTTGAGAAACACAAAGCTCTCATCTGGCAAGCCCGCCAAAAGACAATTTCCAAGGCATAAGCCGAGGAGAACCCAACCAAAACAACCCAAACACAACCACATCACCCATTATGGCAAATTCATTCGATAGCGCTCTGGTTGCGGACTCCATCGCCGCACAGACAAAGACAATCCTCAGCAAGCGCCTCACCGCGTTGAACCTGTTTGCGTCCGACTTCTCGTCCGACGTGAAGAAACCCAAAGACACCGTCCACGTTCCTATCGCATCAGCGACAGCGAGCACAGAGGTCAATCCATCGGTTTTCAACAGCATCGGCGGCACGACCGTCGGCAAAGCCTCGGTCGTTCTCGATCACA